TATTACAACCCGTAAAAGATGTACTGTCAAACTTTGTACACGGAGACTTACAAAATAAGTTTATGGATTATAATGGAATCCGTATGAATGCTGAAAACTACATTTATCTATGTATGTTAGATAATCTTGATTTAATCTATAATGAGTTCGATATAGATTTAGGTGAGTACACTAAGGATATTATTAAATTCCAAAAATTTATCTTGTTAACATATGACAATTCTAAAAAAGATATATTCTTAAATTACGACTTTAAAAATTACTTTCTTGAGATTTTTGACTTAGCTCCAAATACACCGCAAACTTTACTACCTGCTAAACGCTTAACTAAGTATATTGTAGATAATAAAGTTGGAATGTATAGAGATATAGATACAAAGGATGTGACAGACGCAGCTTCATTGCACAAAACTGTACTCAAGCGGGCACCAAATTTTAGACACAAGTCAACATATTATTTGTCAGTATTAGAAGATTAAAAGGAACCTATTTAAATGTTTGGCTTATCACGCGAACAGATACTTGAAGAAACAAGAGAACAAGGATATTTTTATAGACGTAACATAGATATGTCTAGACAAGATTTTTTAGATTTTTGTAACTATGTAGGTACGTCTTGGACTATTGATGTACATGCTATACATAAAGAAAGTTGGTCAGAAGACCAAATAATTAATTGGTCAAACAAAACTGCCTTCAAAGGAAAAAGTATACCTTTTCATGCAGATAATCCATACCATCCCGACTATAAACTTCCTTTACGTTTGTTTTATGCAAAGAAAATACCTCATCCAGATTCTGACGTAGTATGGTTTTTAAATATTACAAAATGGTTTGAAGACCAGGATGAAGAAACTAAAAATTATTTTAGAAGTTTAAAAGTTTTAACACAAGATTATAAAGGCGGCTGGCAACCTTTTTGGAGTTCGTTAGTTAAAAAACATCCCATCACAGGTAAAGAAAGTTTTTATTGGGGAGCAATGTGTCTCCAAACTGATGTATTTGGTATGATAAGCGATGAAGGACTAGAGTTCCCCCATTTTAGTTATACAATGGCTATACAGAAATCTACCAGAGAAATAGTTAGCGATGAAGAAATCTCTAGTTGGTTTAAAACTATGATGAATGACAAATACTTATACGGACACAACTGGAATGAAAAAGACGTATTAATAATGGATAATTGGGTAAGTTTGCATTATATCGGAAATAGACAATACGAAGAAGAAAGGTTATTATGGAGAAAAACATTACTTCAGCCATGGCAGAAAATTATTGGTTAACTGAAACTAAAGTAGTTATTCCTGGTTTTTTCTTTGATTACATTACTAATCCTGCAAAAAGATTTGAAACAGGTATAGCATCGCATATAGGTAATGATTTTTGGCGGAAGTATGCAAATGCCTATACTACAATAAAAGACTCTGGCGGATTAATTTTTAGAATTAAAATTGTTACAACTGATAGTATTACTATCAAACAAATATATCAAACAAAAGATGTTAGAGATAGTTTTATAAGTTTAATAGATACTCATGTGTTTTATGATAAAATAGGAATTCCGTTTACTGAAAGCGAAAGATGTATCAACGAAGTTGAAAAAGAAGATATCATAAACAAGGCAAGGTCAAACGATAATGTTATTGTGCAGTATCTAAGACCTGATCATTATAGATCAGGAATAGTAATAGGTGATCCGTTAAAAGGAGAAAGTCTTGTTAGTATTTCCGATTAAATGTATTCTTGTAAATTTGCTTACATGAGGATTTGCATTTACAAATGTGTGAGGATATCTTGTATCTACCCAATAAACGCTACCGTCAGCAGGTAATCTAATAAGTTGTTCGTCCACTAAAAAGAAACAGTTTTCGTTAGTTGTAATAGGTATGTGAATTCTTGGGCTGCTATCTTTGTGATATCCATAACAAGTTATACTTGGCAGTGACATGTATCGTGTTCTGTACAACCCATATTCTTCTATAATAGAATATGTATATTCTAACATATCATCGTAAAGACGGACAGTATATTCTTCTTCATCGTCACGATAGTTTGTATTTGTACTTATAGCACTGTCTACATCGTCTTTAGATTTTCCTTGTAAAGGATATTGACGTTGTTCTGGAATATAAAGTAAATCGTCACGAAGTTGATCTAAATCAACTTCGCCTATTTTTTTAATTAAGTGCGACCCAGCTTGTGCCATCGTAACCTTGGAATTGAGTTAATGAAGTCACAAATACAATCATGCCAGCTGCTGGAGATGTTATGTCAGCATCACGTGCAGTAGGATCAGCATACACTCCAGGTTGCACAAAACCTGATGCAGTTATGTTACCAACAACATCTAGTTTTTCGTCTGGATCGTCTTTGCCTATACCTAGCCTACCTTGTCTGTTAAACACCATAGCATTATCGGCACCGGTTGTACCTGTTTCGTCATATGTTAAGAACAATATACGTCCTGGCATAACGCCAGTACCAATTGCAGAAGTATATTTGTCTGGTCCTATTTTTAAAACAGCAGCGGGCGAGTATCCGTTGCCGTCATACCCTGTGTATGACATATCAATAATAGTATCACCTGCAGATAATACAGTTGGTGTTGCCTGTGATCCTCGAGCTGCTTTATATACAGCACCTGGACCGTTAGTTCCAGTTGTAATGCAACTTAATTGGAAAGGTGCAACATCTGGATCATTGTCGTCACTTGTAACAATAACTTTTTCACTTGTAATCAATGCATTATCTACATTACATACAAGTGTATTAGTCATACCATCTAGCAATGCAGTGCTGTTATTTCCAAAAACAGAACCTTGTAAGTCTCCATCAACATAACCGTTTACGTTACCTTGTACATTACCTATAACATCGCCATTGTGTACACCAGTTGTATTACCAGTTACATTACCAATTAAATCGTTAGTTAATGTTCCTACAATTACATCTGCATGTACCCAGGCATTTACTGCATCAACTAGTAGTACACTATTGTCAGCAAAAATAGAACCTTTTACATCACCTGTGTGATAACCTGTGGTATTACCAGTTACATCACCAGTGACATCTCCGGTTACATCCCCTGTAAAAGTATTTGTACTTACGTCTACCATTACAGTTGAATCGTCTGCTATTACATCAGAATTAATTGCACCTGCACTTAAAACACCATCTACTGAAAGACCACTGAAATAACCATTACGCCATCTTAAAGAGTTACTACCAATATCGTAAGCAATGTCTTGTGCTGGCTTTAAGTGTCCGGATACATCTCCGCCTACATTAATTAAATCGCCACCTGTTCCATCACCTAAGTTAATGTTTCCAGTAGCAACAATATTACCAGTAATGTTTATATTGCCTGTACCGTTAATATTAAAACCGTTAAGGTCTAAGTTACCACCTAATTGTGGATTTGGATCATTGTTTACAGCGTTAGTTGCACCAACTTGCTTGCCGCCGGATGTGGTTCCATCACCGACATAAACCAATTTTGTGTCAGTGGTATATATTAATTCTCCCGATGCGGGAGTAATAGCTAATCTTTCAGCATTTGTGCCGCGTCTGATCTGTAGGGCCATGTACGAACTCCTGGTAATAATTATTCATATGTATTTATGCCTTTTGGAGAATTCATTTACGTTTCTTCATAAACAATCTAGTTCTATTTTGTATATCTCGCTTAACTCGTTCTGTATCTAATCGGAAATCTATGTTTTCTATAACATCTTCGTATTGAGAAAACAAATCCTCTAAAGCCTCTTCTAAATCTGGAATTTCTTGGTCTAAGGACTTTTTAACGTCAATATCCCAAATTTTACCATCTCTGAAGTATACCTTTACACTATCTAAATACTGTACTGGTATAACTTCAACTTCGACATCATCTAAAATTTCAGGCCAGCGATCTATAACGGAAGGGGGGAGCTTCTTGTTCTTAGGCACCTTCTTTCACTTTACTCTTTTTTTTAGTAGGAACAAGATCTTCTGCTTGTTCTCTAAGACGCTTTGCTTCTTTAAATAAAGAATCTGCCTGTGATCTATACTGTGCAGCTAAATCCTCGTCAGTCAACAAACCATCAGTAGTAACAGCAGCAGCTTCGTTTAACGGCTCTACAACTGATTCAGTTTCTTGTGTTTTTTGTGTTTCTTGTGTAGATGCACCTTTAAGTGCTAGATCTGCAACAGTAACACCTTTTTGTTCTGCGATAATTTGATTTAGTTCTGCTAAACTAATTACTGTTTGTCTATCAGGAGTCATTTCTACAGAGTCAGTGGGCATTTTTACCATCTTGCCTGTTGTATGGAAACCTGCAAGCATGTTTCTGCCATCTGGTAAAGTTGTTCTTGCCATAACCTCAGCAAATTCGTTTGCTCTTTGTCCTGCGTCAGACTCGACTGCTTTCATTAGTGTGTCGTGCTCTTCGGCCATTAAGTTTTCGGTAGTAACTACAACACAGTTATCAGGTTCGTTAGGCACAACTCTGTATGCAACTACAACCTTCCTTTTATTATTTTTAATTCTACCTACATGTTTAAGTGCCATAATTACTCTCCTTTAGCGGCTGCTTGTTGGGTAGAGACTGCACTTAAAAATGTATCTAACTTATTATATACTTGACCAACGGTCATCATTTCGTTAGGTTTAAATGCTCCTCTACTACTTGCAACATCGATAATTGTTTTAATACCTGCTAGGTCTTGGATTGTAAGTTCAGGACCTTGCTCCTGTTGTACAGGTGCTTCTTCAGTTGCAATTTCTTTAGTAACTTCTTCAGTCATTATATACTCCTCTAGTATGTTATTTAATTATATTTTAAGTGTGGACACGCCAAAGTGAAATAAGAACATTCTTTATGATCTTCAAAGCCGATCTTTAAAACTGTATCTATGTCACCATGGTTGTTTACTAGTACAGATTTTCCTATGTAAAATCTGCCTTTTAAGTTAGTAGTAATCCATTTAGATATACTTTGTTCGATGTTATACCTTACTGGTATATTTACATATTCAAAGTGTGGTACAGCTACAGACTGACGGCGAATATTAAAAAAATCGTAATGATTAGGCTTCTTCATAGTGCGCTGTGACGCCGAATGGCGCTTTCATGTCTTTGTCTCTGTGGCCGTGTACAATAAAGATAGTATCACAGTATTCTGGATCACCCCAACTATCCCATGGATACCCGTCTGTAAACATAATAAATTTCTTAGGTTGGATATCATGTTCTTTCATATATTCCCAATTAGCCATAAAGTCGGTACCACCACCGCCCATAATTTCGTAGTCTAATAAGTCATCCCCACCATCTGCACTAAAGTCTTGTTCGTTATAAACTTTAGTATCAAAACACCACAATTTAATATTGTAGTCTTTGTATTCTTCCATGATGCCTTTTACTTCACCTAGAAAATCTTTTGCTTGGTCGTCACCAATAGAACCTGACATATCTAAGCTGACACAAACATCAATTGTGTCCATAAAATTCATTCCCGGTAGTATAGCACCAGTGTGCCAGCCTTTGCGTGACGGACGACTAAATGTATAATCATTGCGAATAGTTGATTGGATTTGCTGACGTAGTAATTCCCGCCAATTCATTTTAGGTTCTGTAAGTTCTTTGATCATACGCTGGATTTCACCTGGCACGTTGCCGGCTCCTGCGCTCTGAGCGGACTGTAACATTCCGTCTTTAATTTCATCGCGTATTTTTTTAAGTTCTTCTTTAGAAAATTTAGGTTTTTTCTTACTGACGTTATTACCGTTTTCGTCTTTTTCTTCTTGTCCATCACCGTCGCCGTCACCGTCGCCCTCCATGTCGAGGTGTTCGTCGAGCATTTCGCCTAGTTGTTTAAGATATTCTTCTCCGTTTTTCTTAGCAGAGTCAAACAGCTCATCGTAGATTTCTTCTGATGTCCATTCTTCATATTTAAAATCTTGGTAACAGTCTACAAATTTAGGTTTTTCGCCAATACGATCACGAACAAGCAAATTATTTACTTTGTAATCGGCAGCAATGTTATACAACATAGGGATACGATCACCTCTGCGTCCTAAATGATCATATACGCAATGTAAAATTTCATGAGCAATAACAAACTCAATTTCTTTATTGTTCATTTCATTAAAGAACTGAGTATTAAAATATAAGTTTCTACCGTCAACGGCGGCAGTCATAAGCCACTCGTCGGCAGCAACAATGCGCAAACGTGTAGCCATGTTACCAAAAAACGGATGGCGCATTAACAGCCCTACCCGTGCAACAATAATTCTTTCAATTACATCCTTACGCATCTCTAATAATGCGGATTCTGTAATATTAGGATCCGGTTGCCAATTTTTTAGTTTTGTTTGCGTGTCTTTGGCAGACATTTTTAGTGCGGTATATTGAGGTAAAAAATCTAACATTGCTGATCCTGGTTTGTTAATTTAATATATAGTAACATTATTTACTACAAATGTCAACCTAAAATTTATGGGGGACTAAGCCCCCATAAAATATTATGCAGCCTGAGCTGCCGCAATATACTTGCCATAATTATCGTGGAACTCGTCGAAACATTCTACTTCGTCCGGATCAATTGGCAATGCATATTGAGTTAGTGCAAGTTTGATACCCATAACAACAAGTTCGGTTTCGAAATTATCCATTGCAAAACGCAAGAAGTTGTTGACTTTGTCATCAAACTTTTTATCGCCCTTATCGCAAGCTTCTTTTAGTTCGTAACAAAGAGACACAGTCAAGGAATACATAGCACTGATTTCTTTTGACTTTAGCTCTTTTACCTTACCAGAAAGAATATCGCTAGGGTTAGGCATTTGTCCAGCAACTTTACGGTGTGCCATAAATTTGACAGCCAAGCCTTCACCAACCGAGCCACTAACAAGATCGGTGGTGGTGTTCTCATCATCGTCGTCTTCGAGTAATTCTGATACAAACGACCAAGAACGAGGAGTAGCAAAAGAACGGCTAGGAGACTTAGGATCAAAGTCATACAAGTCTTTCTTAGAGAAAGTCAAGTAGCCTACAACATCTTTATGGATGTTGTTTTCAATTGCCCAAACAAACCAGTCATCAAATGATACTGCAAGTTCGATATGTACAAAACGGTTTGCCAATGGAGCCGGCATACGGTAAGTGACGCCTTTATCTGCTTCACGGTTACCAGCGGCGACAATCAAAACGTTGTCTGGCAATTCGTACTGTCCTACACGACGATTAAGAATTAATTGGTATGCTGCCGCTTGTACTGCTGGCGCTGCCGAATTCATTTCGTCTAAGAACAAAATAATGTATTTGTGTTTTGCAGCCAGTTCTGCGTCTGGTAATTCTGCAGGCGCCGCCCAAACCATTTTGTTATCGTTGGCAGCGTAATATGGGATACCTTTAATATCTGTTGGCTCCCAAAGTGAAAGTCTAACATCAATTACATGAGCCTCCATTGATTCTCCAATTTGATGTACAATATCTGATTTACCAATACCTGGAGGACCCCACATAAAAATTGGGCGTTGTTTTTTAAAAGCTCGTACAATGCTTTTTTTAGCTTGATTCGGTGTTACAGTGCGGCTAGCGACAGCTTCCATAATGTATTCCTTCGTTTTTGTTTCAGTGCTTAATTTCTTACTATGTATATATAATAGCATCACTCTAAAGGAAATGTCAACCTTTTTTTCTTCAATTTTATTACAAAACTTCCAGGATTATGTTTAGGCTGTGACCATTCTCTAATATAAGGATGATTATGTGCCCAGGTAGGAAACTCGCGCATCATAGCACCTTGTCCTGTTATGACTACACATTTTCTGTGATTTGCAAGATACGCTTCATCTACTGCACGTTTGAATTTGCGCCAGCCTTCGTGTATGTGATATCCGTGTAGATCAATCCTCATTACCTGATTGTCTTTTCATCGCTTTTGAAATACCATATTTTCTTATATCTCCTGAAAATAGATGCAGTTCGACTGCCTTTTTTTCGTTAGTTACTGATATATTCCGATTAGTCAAGTAGTACGGACAATCAATAAACTGATCTAAAAAAATTAATACTTGGGTTGTAATTTGAAAATTAGCTGGATAAGGAACTTCATAAGTTTGTAAATTTAGTTCTTCCTTTACAAATCTATATCCTTCATCTGTAAGTCGTAGGCCGCCCGCATCCTTGGCTCTAGTATTTTGCCACCATACAGGCATGTATTCTTTCAAAGTAGCATGAGATATAGCAATATCTTTTTGTTTTAGAAATATTTTAGTGTATGTTTCTTTCCAGTTCATTGTTGACCCATTCTGCTATAATATCATGACCGAGGTTATTAAAATGGCCTGCATCGTCGATTACATTTTGCCTTGCTATATTAGGTATATTATTGTATTCGAAGCTGAAGTTGCTTTTTTCTTTTATTGCGTTTACTAGAATATTGTGCTCTAAATTGCCCAGTTCTTTGCTATAAAATCTATAATAGTTTTTTGCAAATTTTATTTTTTGATAATCTTTAGTCCATTGCATCCTTGCATTTCCAGGAACAATAGTTGATATACTTGTATTAGCCCTAATATTGGGATCTAATCTATAATAATTATTTGTATTACAAAGAGAATCTAAATTAACTTGAAAGTCGCCTATTCTAGAAAATCTATGAGGATGAGTAATTTGAAATATTATTATATCTGCTGTGATTAATTTTGAAAATTCTTCTAACAAGTACAACGAAAGCGTTACACTAGAGCCACCTATAGCTAGGTTGTAAACTTTGTCTTTAGATCTAATTTTAGATAATTTTTCAGCCCAACTATAATATTGTTCTGGCATTCCGGCAGTGTAACTGCATCCCAGACAAAGAATATTCATTTCTCTTCTTCTACTTTTTCACCGGAAGTTAGTTTAACTACTGAAAAATCGTTACAATTAAACATATCGTTTAATTTTTTTGCTAAATTGTGTGCGTGTCCTGGATTAGAGAAGGAAACTTTTTTATACTTAGGTCCAGGATAGTTAGTTAACATATTAGAAGATTTCAAATTGAAAGCTTCATCCTTATAGAATACTGCCCAAATGGCTTCAGCCTTCAGAACTTGTTCGCTTTTATATGTTTTTTTATCTATGTACTCAACTAGTACCGTCGGCTTCGGTCTACTCATATGCGCAATCCTTAAATAATATACGCATATATTTATCTCTTTTTAGTTATGTGCGCACATTACTTCCAGCCGGCTCCTGCATCCATATTAATTTGTATTACTTGGTCATCGTTAGATGATTTAGAAATAAGTATTTTTTCTAGGTCGCCGTTCAATCTTGCCATAACTTCTCCCAGTGCAAAAGCAAGTCTTTTAGCTTGGTCTAAAGACATTTTAACTTCTTTTGCTCTACTCGCATCTGCACTTTTTGTTTGGGAAATAAATTGCTGTATTGGCGCAGTATTTAAAGGTTCATTTTGCACGACTTAACTCCTGTCGCATTTCAAGTTCTGTTTTGAAAGGACCTTTATAATGATAACGTTCTAGAGTGATAAGTTTTGGACAAAAGCTTTTCACCCATCCTTTGTCAAATCTTATAATGTAATAACCTGCACAATATAAACTTTTTGATTTTTCACTTTTTGTAAACAATGGAAGTTTACGTTTTACATCATACATATCGTTGTAAGGAACACAACTAGTAGGAAAACTATTGCTTTCTTTCTGTTCGTGTTTTTCTATGCTTAAATTTGTCCAAGTGAGTTTATCTTTAAATTTTTTAGTAAGTTGTTTTTCGTTTTTAAAAAATCTAGTTCCAGTAGAATCGCTGAGCATATACTGGTCATCTGATATAGACAAGGTACCTACCCTAATACCGTTGTCTTCTACAATCCAAAATTTGTTTTTAATAATTTCTTTAGCATTAACGCTCATACGGATACCTCGCTTGTAATGGTTCAGAATAATGTTGTGCTTGATCTGCAATACGTTGCATATCCCACTTAGCACAGAACTTCATAAGACGCATACCGACCTGTGTAACATCCTTAGGTTCTACTTCGTTTATTGTGTTATTAATTATCTCTTTGATATCAGCTGGCTGTGCAGTTAAGTCACAAAGTGTTACATTGCGGTTGTAGTCGTCCAAAACACGGTGCTCAACACCATTATGATCAACCCAACGCTGTAACATAAGATTATTCCAGTTATAACCTTTCGTGGTCTTATCGTCAAATGCTTCCAATAGACCAACTTTATTTTTTGTACCTTTCTTGCGAACGCCTGGATAAGCGGAGAAAACATTGTCACTGGTATCACCTCGCATACATTTTTCAAATAACATAAATTGTGGATTAGGTGCAGGCTTAGGCTCACCTGTTTTCTTGTCTACAACAGCCTTGCCCTTATCATCAAAGTATCCTTCATGTGTAATAGTTGTGTTACTAACGCCGTTATACTGCCTTACATTAGGTGCAATTAGTTGTGCAAAGTCACCGTCTGTACTGATAATAACATGATTGTCATTGGGATGATTTTGTACCCAACCTGCAATAAGATCGTCTGCTTCTAGTACAGGATTATGTAGTACAGTGCAGTTAGTTTTGTCGGAAATAAAGTTTTTAAACTCATCAAAGATTTCAAAGAACACTGCATCTTCTTCAGCTTCACGTGGGCTCATTGCGTCACGAGTTTCTTGACGGTTACGCTTGTACGGAGCATAAAAGTCTTTGCGCCAGCTACGTCCTTCTAAGCAGAATACAACATGGTCAGCGTCAAAATCATTCCATGCCTTTTTAATACTATTAAGTGTAATGTGTAGTGCCATACCTACTTTTGTATCGATATCTCCACGTACTACATGACGTGCTCTAAAGAAAGTGTTAAGTGTGTCTACAAGTATATAAGTTGCCATTTTAGTGCCTATGATGGTTACTATTATCTATTATAGTGTACACGAATATATGTATTATGTCAACCATTATGATACAGAACTTTTACCTTTATCTATCGGAACAACATTAATATAACCTGCACCTCTATCTGTATCGATGCCTTCTTCTTCTAACATTTGGTATACAATAGTTTTAAACCAAGCATCCACAATTAGTTCGTTTGTTTCACCACTATAACCTGCATCGAGCAATTGCTCGATAAATTCGTTGTTCCAGTCTAGTTCGAAAAAACCGTTACGAATGTTCTCTGGATTAACCTGTGTATCTAAAACAGCGACCCATGGTTCGCCTTTTTTAGTTGCTTCTTGTTTTTCAATTTCAAGTGCAGCTCTACGATTTTCTTCTGGAGTAAGTTCTTTTTCTTTAACAGGTTCTTCTATAATTTTAGGAGTTACACCTAGCGTTTGTTTTAGTTTATCCCACATCTTTTTCTTCCTTTAAGTATTCCACGCTTTGTGTCATACGTGTTATTGAAAAATACTTAGGGTCATTATAAGTATGTGTACCTTCTGCTCTTAGATCAATATACATACCTTCTTTTTGTAGTACAGCCCAAAGAGCATTTAAATCTTTCAACTGCTTTTTAAAATCATTAACAAGTTTAGTTACTTTTGGGTCCTTCATAATTGTTTCCTTATTTTCTCATATTGTTTTTCAGTAATCTTTTTTGCTTGTAAAACTTCAAGATCTTCTTTGCTAAGTCCCCCAGGCATTTCCGAATAAGCTGATGTGTAGTCTGGGACTGAATCGCCAGCCTCTTTCCATACACGCTTCTGCCACGTCTTTAACGTTGAGACTATATTCTTCCGAACGTCCGCCAAGCGGCATAAGATATACTGGACACTCGATGCCTGCTGCACGATATTCTTCAACAGCTCTATTAACTTCGTCAAAGTCATCCATAGTAGCAACAACAAACTTGAAATACATATCACTGCCATCCACAAGGGAATACTCACGAGCAACGTCAGGCTTAATAGCATCACTCCAAGGTTCGCCTGAAACGGAGAGCTTTGGTGAGCAGCTAAATGTGACTTTAATTCTATCGTTATCGTTGAGATAATTGAAGAAGTCATCATGTAAAGGTTGTGTAGTATTAGTTTCAATTGTGACATTTTTTAAATCAGCCATTTTAGGATGTTCAAACAACTCTACATAAAGTCGTTGCCAAGCTAGTAATGGCTCTCCTCCTGTTAAAATAAGATGTACGTCTTGACCATTGTCCATAGTCCACTTGCCTTCTGGCAGTAAACTAATCAAGTGTTCAACAACTTCGTCTACTTCTGCAAGTTTGTTGAAGTGTTTAAACTCTGGATAGATACTTGCATAAGTATCACAACCTGTATGGATAATAGGCAAGTCTTCAAATTTTTCAGTTGTTTTGTGTACACCTGCGTCAAGCAATGCTTTTACTTCTGCATTGTAACGCTGACCTTCTTTGTGTTGTTCCCAGCGATCTTTTTTAGTGTCAACACCGAAGTTCATACAACGGAAGTTACAACCAAATGTACGTAGGAATACACTAGGTACTCCTACAAACTTTCCTTCACCTTGTACACTATAAAATGCTTCACTGTAACGTAGTTTCATTGTTGGTTTCCTGTTAACTGCTTCATAAGAAGGATAACCTTTTTCAAATACTGGACTTTCAATCATTAGCAAGCAAACTCCTGTTGTAATTTAATATTGTCAAAGAACTCTTTCTTTGTACCAGGATCTGTTTTAAACGCACCTTTTAGTACAGTTGTTTGTGTAAGTGAACTATGTGCCATAATGCCTCTATTTTCACAGCAACCGTGTGTTGCTTGAATGTACACACCTAAGTGATCGGCGCCAGTTGCTTTAGCAATCTCACGAGCAATGTCGTTAGCAAGTTCTTCTTGTAGCGTACCACGTCTAGCACACCATTGTGCAATACGTGTATATTTAGAAAGACCAATTAGTTTAGCACTTGCAATAATACCAATATATGCTACACCAGATACTGGCTGATGGTGATGCGAACAAACACTTTTCAGTTCACTTCGTACAACTAACATACCTTCATAACGATCATCGTCATGATTAGGAAATGCTGTTGCACTTGGAACAGGATCATACCTTCCGCTCATTAATTCATTAAAGTACATTTTAGCAAGACGTTTTGCTGTACCTTGTGAGTTAGGATCGTTGTGTCGATCAATTAGTAGTGTGTCTAGTACACCTTCAAATGCAACAGTTGCTTCTTCGATAAGTTCTTCCTTATCGCCTTTCTGTAGTACTTCTGAAATGTTGTCGCCAGCCCAATAGCGAATGTTTGCATCTTGCAAACGGGCTTTAATTTGTTCTGCTTTGCTCATTTAGTTCTCCGAGTTATAGACGAGGATGTCTATTATGTTGTTATTATATACTTTATTTAGGTTTTTGTCAAGTATATTATGCAAAATATCCATCAATAACTTCTAAAATATCATGATATTTTGCTATTTCCATCATTTCTTTTTCAATCTCATCCATTACATCTCCGTGTTCGCCGATGCCTGCTGGATTGTTTAGTAGAATTTCTACGTTCATTCTGTGCTTTTCAACGTGTCCTAGTGCATGATCTCTCGATGCTTTAAGTAGTTGCTGTCTCATTTTTATAGTTTCCTTTCTCTGGTATCACGTGCCGCACTCCTCCACGAGGATCTTCCATATCACCCTTGCGGCGGGGGATGAGATGTACATGTGGATACATAACAGTTTGACCTGCTTCTTCGCCTATATTTTGACCGATGTTGTAAGCATTGCAATAACCTTTTTGCACCCAGTCATGGCCCCATGCATAGGCTGCTTTGTAGCACTTAGCCAAATGGTCCCAATCTTGTACCTTAGGCACAAAAAGAACATGTCCTTCGGTTACAGGAAAGCCGTCTTTAAATACAGTATATTCTTTGGTATCTATTAGTATGTCCTTCCAAGGTACTTCGTTAAACTGCATAAAACTCTTCCTCAATGTATCTTTTTAATTCGTGATCACCTACATTTTCAGGTAGTTCTTTTTTATAAAACAGCCTATAACTATCGCTACCGTACTTTCCAATGCCATATAACTCTGTAGCATCTTCGCCGTCCCAATCTCCAAACTGTTCGCTCATTCTATACAGTCTTTCTGCTCGAACTCGTTTCATTCCTAACGGTGCAATTACTTCTTCAATCTCGTCTCTTGTTGCATGAAGTAATGCAGTGTGCGTTGGCCATTTAGAAAAGAAAACAGGTAGAACAGCCTTTACTTGTTTTCTGCCTGTTTGGTTTAAACACATGACGCCCACCATATGTTGCCAAACATTTTCTACTTGCTGTTGCACCATTAAATCATCTCTCACTGTCCGACATTCTCCCAGGGATAAACTAACCAAACATCTTCTTCTGACTTGTTTACTTCATGCACACTGTAGTCTACAGTGCCGTCAAACTCGCTTGATAAGTTATCTGTAATAGTAGCAAAGCGAACGTTCTTGTGCCATACGCTATCCCAAGTACTTTCTTTTGGTAGACAACTGCTTTGCCAATCCTTTTTTATCCAGTTAAATGTAGCACCAGTATCGTTAATATCATCTACAATAAGAATGTTTTTGCGTTTGCTTAGGTCCCAACGAGTTTTATAAATTTCACGATCTTCTTCGTTTACATAACCAAAAGCATCTTCGCTCATCCAACAGTTACTTTCGCAACCGTTGTCATCTCCGTTATCACGTAAACTAATCTTTAGTGCTTCTCCACGCACATTTAACATATTAGATAAAATAGTTGCAGGAACATTGCCGCCTCGTGTAATACCTACAATGTAGTCAGGCTTCCAATTGTCATTATACATTTGCAGTGCAATGTTTAGGCAAGCACGTTCTATGTCCTGCCACGAATAGTAATGTTTCTTAATCATTTCAATGCCTCAAAGGTTTTGTATTTTTCAAGTTGTTCTTCGTAAGCATCCTTTAGTTCTTTTAGTTTAGGATACTTTGCTTCCATATCTACATCACGCTTTAATAATAACAGAGAATCACGCATTTCGTCAAGTTCTTTTAGTATGTCTCTACCTTGTACAATAGCCCGACCCTCTACAGTAAGAGAGTGTTCTACAGGAAATATGCTTTCAATATGATCACGCATCGTCTTTGGCTCCGCGGGCAAGGTACTGCTCGTTATGGATCCATTCTCCGTCTTTGAGGAATCCCCATTCAGTGGCTTTCTTGCCCATGAAGAAAAGACTCCAGCAAGGGATTTCATTACCATGTTCATCTCTTTCTAATTCTAAATAGTGCAAGTCACTGGCTTTGCGATAACGGAAGTGACCAGGTCCTCTCCAGTAGCGTCCTTGAGGAGTATTCTCCCAGTAGCCACCTTTTAGGATAAGTGTAGCATATGACCAAGGATGATCGTGCAGTGTGGGCTCATCACTTAGCAATACTTTGTGTAGTGTGATGTTAAACGGAAAACGCTTTCTATCTTTGAGAAAAACGTAATAACGGACTAGATAAGGAACATCGCTATCACGCTCTGTGATAACACGTCTACGTCCTAGTTTGTCCATAATCTTAGAAAGGAATGTCATCGTCAATCTCTCCTGCCTTTATCTTTCCTTCATAATCTTGTTGCACCATATCGTACACTGATTTAAAATTACGCCAAACCTTTTCTAATGCTGGATATTGTTTACACATTTTTTCAACTTCACTAGGCCAAATACCATCTTCACCTGTTAAGTTCCAAGTATGGCTATCATAACTTACTTCTGATGTATTAATTGTAAATGTACCGTCGTTAAGATATGAAGTATCGATTGTAATATCTTCACCGCTTACATAATCATCTATATTAATAGTAATTGTATCAGTTTTTGATTGCGTCATACAGTGCCGCTCCACTAAAAAATTCTTTGCTTAGTTTAGTTCTTTGTTTTTCTAAACTGACGAGATAGTCATTATAGTTTTCCATGTAGTCGCGAATCTTAGCAACAAGTTCGCCACGATACTTAATATATGAACCCCAGTCTTCAGTCCATTTGCTAGGATACTTAAACTCTGGTAATGCCATTTCTGTATAGCTCAGTCTATCTGGCACCATAGGAATAGCATCTACAAGTGCGCCTTCGTACCAACTAATGCCTAGTGTTTCTTGTAAATTAGCTGAGAACACCATCTTTGCTTCACCTAGCAAGTTATGATATTCGTTCTTTGTAAGCGAACGCTCTTGACAAACTACAAACTCATATTCAGAGAGATGATGAGATAAATCACGGAAGATTTCAACTTGTTTTTCAGGAGCAATACGATGCGGAAACAAGATAAGGTTACGCTTGTCCATGCCACTGTAAGTAACAAGCGATTCTTTCAAATACTCCATAGGCCATCCTACACGTTTTATACTATCGTCTGCCCATACTTCGCTATAGTCAGGTACAAATACGTCTTTAAACATATCAATATGAAAGTCTGTAGCAAAGAAGTTATCATCGTAACATTGGAACATTGACATTTCTGCATGACGTACCCAACGAGCATCGCCTATTAGTCGTCCAAGAAAGTCTTGAGGATCATAGCTGCCAGCATGCCAGAGACCGCCGACATTAATATCTGTGCCAAGAAGGCTAGCCATGTATCGTAACTGAATAACGGTAGGGTTCCAAGCATCAGTGTAAAGGAAATAGTCCCCACTATTAATTTTGCCGTCGCAGAAGAGTCGACCAATCTGCTCAAGCTGATTAGACTTGTAAACATTTGTACCTCCAAAATTGAGAAACGCCCCAGGTGTTGTAGCCTGCGGCGCCTCTCCTCCACTTATTACAACAACTTTTTCATTCGTAGCTCGTTGCAGTTGACGCGGAAGGTGTTCTTTCCACTGCTTTGTATAGCGTGTGTCAACTGCTTCAATGTCTACGATGTAAATAGTCATTAATTTCTCCGATTATTAAATTTGCGTCCTGCATTGCGAGCTTTTGCTCGCATCCATCCTTGCCATTTTTGATAGGCTTCCCAATTAGGGTCGTCCTTGTTATACAAAGCTTTTTCATCAAAAACTTTGCCTTCGAAGCGACAATAGTCGCGATACTTATCTAAGTCGTTAAACACTTTAGTATATGCTTCACGATTAAATTCGATTGCCATTTTATTCTTCCTTTAATAGCATTAATTTGGTTTAGGATAAAAGATTGAACAGCCATTTTCATTATCTTCAGCTACGCTGATCTCTACAAAGCGGCCGGGATACTTTGCAGAAATTTCATTGTACAAGTCATCTGCGATCATCTCACAGCTCTTGTGATTTAACTCTAGTACGCCTTCAACGTCATAGAGTCGTTGCATCCAGCGTTTAAACTGAATGAACTCAATATCGCGATCGTTATGAAATACTTCAATACGAACACGAAAGTGAAAGATATGGCGATGTGGAATACCAAGGAATGATACATCATCCCAATCGCCTGTTGCTAGTGCAGGGTCTTTGTCAGCACCTGGATACATATGTACACCTTCTTTTGCAAAGGTAACCCAAATACTGCGTTCTGCTTTACGCATTACATTGTCTTGCGCCATTTTAAAATCTTCTTCTCTCATTCTACGTGCCATATAATCGTGGTAGCGTTCTTGCATTGTCTTTATAGTATACTTTCATTCTATAACTTTGTCAAGGCCATATTTCGTCCAATCCGTAAATTTATTACGGTCCATTAGATCATGTAGGCTGTGACACCAAACACCTGGATTGGTTGCGTTAAAATCCTTATCATCCAATTTAATCATGGTGTTATAATTATACTGTTTGATGTAAGGAAGGGGAATACGAATCTGCGGAATAAAATTATCGCACTCAATCATACGACTTTCAAGCAGTGCTTCCGCATGACTGTAAGGAAGATCTAAACTACAAAGAATTCCCTTGTCAAGGAATGTCATAACCAGTTCTTCCCATTCGTCCCATGCATCTGCATCTTTTGGAAAGTTTACTCCTGGGTTGAAACTGTGATTAGCACCAAAGAAGATATGTTCACACTCTTCGTCAATAAAATGTTTTTCAATTAGATAGACGTCTTGTACACCAGTTACAAATAAAGTTTTCTTTCCAATAGCAGGAGTCTTTTCAACTTCTACACCTGTAAAGAAGATAATATCTTCTGCTACACCTGTTTCGTAATCTCGTTTCATCCTAGTGCCTTTAGTTCTGTTTCAAGTCTGTGAATTTCATCTTTAAGCCAAAGTTTTTGGGTTTTTTTACGGTTAATTGCACCGTCGTCTTCCCATTTATTATACATGTCTTTTATCTCGTCGTCAAGCTTTCTATGACGTTTATATAACTCTTGTAGATAATTTGCAATTTTATTGTGCTTCTCCGTGAAGTTGCTCATCTTCAAGTTCCTCTAATTTAGTTTCATCAAGCTCGTTTTCATCGACAGTATCACTTTCATCGACTTCAAATAAATTATCAAAAAATGTGCTTGCATTTACAGTCTTTTTACCAACTGCACCCCTAGTACCAGGAATAGCCATCCAAAAACGGCTATGCTCGTCGACAAGTGCTAGTGCCTTGTCTTTGTCGTCTGTTGCAAATATTTCTTCCACAACATCTCTAAAAAATACCCTGTCAAATTGCTCTTGAACAAGCATGCGCGGAACGCATCCATTGTCGTATTGTCTGTTTGCTTCTTGTACTGCATTAATGTGACTCCATACATTATGACCCATTTGGATAGCGTAGGAAAAACTATCCCAAGACGTTTTGCCCTCTTTACCTATTTTGTTTAGGTCTCCTGGAGCATACGTACAAACGTCTGATACTTTGAGTTCGGCAGTAATGGGACTGTCTTCAAAGTTTTTAAATATCCCATCTGATATAACAGCATCTCTAAACAAGCGTTGATCTGTAGCATATTTCTTATTGTCAACTGACGGCACCATACGATACGTCCATTTGCTTCGGTCTTCAGTCTCATTCTGAATGTAGATTTGTCCATTCGCGGTTGCCAAGAAAGGACTAGCACAGTCAAAAGTAATAGTATAGTTTTCATTATGATGTTTCCGTACTGCTCGTTGAATATCAGTTAGTAGTGTAGCCCACTCTAGTTTGCTTGTACCTAGGAAGTGCATAAAGTCTTGCACACCTTTTTCAAGTAAACCGTCATAGCGTAGTGCAATCAATCTTTTAAGTACAAGATGTACATCGCACATATTCTGACCACCCATTGACCACCCATTAAAATGTTCATTTGGATATTGTTTAGGATCACTGTACTTCTTCATACGCTGATACCAATCTTCTGCGTCAGCGTGATTTTCACCTTGTAGAACGTTTAAAAATTTACAGTTGCCGTTGCGGTTACGAATAAACCAATCGTTGTTAATGTAAGTACCTTGTACTGCTTCCATGTAACTAGTGATACCAGTTGCTTTTTGTCCTGCAGGCGAACGTGCTACCCACGCAGGAATATCAAGGATCATACCATAGTCCATATAAGCATCCATCCACGTAAGCACCTGCTCACGTTTCTTTTGTGCTTTTGGACAGCTAGGATCTTTCCAATCACCTTCCCAAACGCCTTTACCAATCTGGAAGCCGCCTGAGTCGCCTAGTATCCAACTGTTGTTACGATCTCTGTTACGCACCATATCTTCTTTTGGAGCATGCTTGTTTACATCAAGATCGGCATGACCTGCAGAGTAAAGTGTCCAGTGATAATTAAACAATCCATCCTGCTTATTTAGGTAGTTAAGACTTTCAACACCATTTGTAAAATTTGAAGGAATACGTGCAGGATCTACATAGTTATCAAAACGTTGTTTACCTACGTAAGTGGCATAAAAGCCACTTAACGCAGGAAGAAAAACAGCATAATCTTTTTGTGTTGCAGTTAAGTCTCTATTCATTACTTACTCTGAGCTGGAAGAATATAAGCGTATTTTGCCATACCCGAATCTACTGAAATTTGCATTGCACCTTGATCTGAAATACTCATAGTTAAATCACCATCTAGATTTAAGATACTTTGTACTTGTGCTACTGGCCAACTCCAGGTGTGTTGTAAACTTCCCTCAACACCGTGTTGAAAAATAAACTCGCCTGCGTGTGTGCTTGCATCACCAAAGCTAAACACTAGATTGCCATCTTCTGTTTTTACTTTGAAAACAGTTTCTTCTGAATGTGCTGCACTTTGTAATTTCATACGTGCAATAGATGCTACGCTTGGTGTAAAACTTACATTCCAATTTGCACCTTTGAACTTAACAGTTTTAAGTTTTTCCTCAATGATTGCTTTGTTCATAAAGCGATAATCATTCTGAAAATCACCTGCGGCATTTTCAAAGTGAATGTGTGTCGGAACTGTTTCACCATTACGTTCTGCTTCGACAACTTCAATCTTTGCGTCCTTTTGGTACTCAGGATTTTTTAAATGCAAATTTAGTTTGTCTAAGTTAGGCATACCAAATGTGCCTTTAAACTCTTGTATTGATGAGTGTGTTTGTGCTGATAAAATAACAGAACGATCTTCTGCCATTGAGTCAATTTGTGTGCCTTCTTCGTTGCTAACTTTAACCAAACTAAGAAATCCTAGTGAGTGTGTATGTGCAACAATATCTTGTAAAATGTCTTTCATGTGACTGTTTCTCCATTGAATAAAGTTATTATATTGTCTAAGCCTTTGTTTGTCAAGAACTTTTCTACTGTATATTTAGGTTTAAAGCCTAGTGCCTTCATTTTTTCTGTATTAGCGCAAGTCCATTCTCGCTCTCCTGGGGTATTTAGACGCACCGGCAAATCAGGTGCTAAGTCTTGGATCCTAACAGGATGCCCCGTACCAATATCAACCACTCCGTTTACATGTGTTTTTCTAATTAGTATTTCGATTGCATCTAGAACATCTTCAATATGTATAAAATCTCTATAATGTCTGGTAACATATTCTAATTTACCATTTTTTAATTTATTAAAGAACATGTTTTCTCTAGGACAATTATCGGAATACACTGTATGAAAACGCATACCTAGTGTATTTGGATAACGCTCCCCTAGTTCTTCAAGTATGTATTTACTAGCCGCATAAGGGTTCAAATCGGGCTCGTATGCGCTCGAACTGCTCGCATACAGTATACGTGTATCAGGATAGCGTTCAAACAGTCTGCGGCTTGCTTCTACATTGTTAAACCAGTACCCTGCAGGATCTTTTAAACTTTCACGTACACCACTTTTACCTGCTAGATGTATAATTAGATCAAACTCTTCTTTTAAATCACATGTGAGCAAGTCTTGTGTTTGGTTTAGCTTATCTCTATCCCAACCGTCAATTAAGTCAATACCTATTACTTGATTGTTCTTTTTTAATCTTTTTAGTAATGCAGAGCCTATAAAGCCTCTATGTCCTGTTAGTAAAATCTTCAATTTGCTATTCCTTGTTCTTGGAACCATTGCAGATATTCTAAAGTGTTACCCCAGTGAGATATAGCTCTGTGATGATGTACAATTTTTGCTAATGGATAGTCATTACCGCCTTCATCCATAGAGTCTCCAAAAAACCATAAAACATCTTCCGGATCAAAATCTTTTTTAATTTGACTTTTGTCCATTCCTTTTGGACTTATATCTAGTCCTGTTTCTCCGCCTACTTTTGCATCGAGTTCTGTAAAGATTAAATTAAAGTTATGTGCAATGAGATCACGCTCGTTATATTCTGTGTCCCACGTAACATATTTTGCACGTTCTATTTTATCTGCGTTACGTCCTACAATACTAAAGTTACACATACCGGGACGATGTTCAAAGTGTAAGCCTGTCCGTAAAGGAAATGCACTAGCACTTAGTTGCTCGCTTAACCATTCTTGTGCTGTTTCTGGAAGAATCCATTTGTTTTGACGTACATTAACTTCACCTTCCCATACATCATTACCATTACAATTATAAACTCTAACACAGTTGTTGTAAATATCTTTGCCAATTTGTTCTATAGTTTTGGGTTTATCACTTCCTGTTACCAAATAAACATCATTACTCTTACAAAAATCTAAAAAGAAAGATTTAAATTTAGGACTCATTATACCTCTGCTAGGAGTAAGTGTACCATCCACATCAAATATAAACTTATTCATTTGGACCTTCGCACCATGCTGTTTCAGTAGGAGGTAGATCGTAAGACAGTTCTCTCCAAGCATCTTGGCATTGCCATGCATATTCATATTCTGCAATACGAGTAACTCTGGGTTCAACTATGTCATCAGTTGCATAAACATAACTTAATACTAACAGTGTCCACATTACGGATTCTCCTTGATCCATGTACATTCTGAAATATCATCATTTTCCATCGCCAGTTAACCTATTTTTAAACTCGTTAAACTCTTCGCGAAGTTTTTCAAGGTTGCGCTGTAGTTCCCAGACTTCGCCTTGTAGATTTTGGTGTTCCCAAATGTCTACCTTGTTATCCAAATCATCATCCATTTAGGGATTCTCCTTGATCCATGTACATTCTGAAACGTCTTCAGGCGTATCGTACATTCGCTTGCAAGTTTCATAAGGATGAAAGTACATTGCTACTGCCCATCCTGCGATAAATGCTATTGCTAGATAAAAGTATTTCATCCTTGCTGTGCCTTGTGCTGTGCAACCTTTTCTGCTTTAGATAAATCACTAAATCTATCAGCAACCTTTCTTAAATCTTTTCCATGGGTACCAAGACTTTCTAGTTGCCTAGCAATATTGTGCAAAAGAATAATCATGTCACCGTCTGTTAATGGTGTACGTCCTTCAGGTAATTTAGACATTTTCTTTCTCCGATACTCTTTTTCGTAAATCGCTTGATGAAAAGCGATGATCTCTTTTGTTAAAATATAAATCTATGTCACGTTTACGACAAATATCTTTGCCAGTAAAGTCTCTATCTCTATACTCTTCTCCTAATATTCTAACATCAATATGATACATTGTCAAGATATCTTCTAGGTCTTTTTCGCTAGAATATGGAACTATTTCGTCTACATAGCTTACTGCTTTTAGTTGAGTGTAACGCTCTACAATAGTTTGTATTGGAGCGTTCTTATCTGTTCTATCTTGACTAGGGTCAAATTGTAACCCGCAAATCAAATAATCACATTGTTCTTTTGCTTCACGCAACATTTGTACGTGACCTGCATGTAGTAGATCAAAGGTCGAACAAGTGAAGCCTACTTTCATTCATTATCTCCTAGTAGATTATCATTACTATTTCCAAGCATTCCTTCTCGAATGTCGTAAATTTGTTCGCCTTTAATCATTGTGATAATTGTATTGGTGAGATCAACTTCTCTACGCAAATAACCTATTTTACGTTGTAATTCTTCTAGTTCTTTGAGATAAAACTCTAGTTCTTGTTCTTTGCGTAGTTTTTGTTCTATAAAATCTGAAATAAGGATAATACGTTGTTCTTCGCTCATATCAATCTCCAAAATCAAATAGGCTACTGAAGGTATTGTGTTGTTTTGTATCTTCTAACGGATAATCTAACACGCCTATTAAGTTATCTAGCTTGTTGTCAATAATTGTTTCTGCCATTGCTGCATCGTCAAATGGCAGTTCTTTAAACCAATCAGGTAGTCTTAGCTCATCTGTTGGATATGCAACAGAAGTATAACCTAGTGGGTTCTGTTTTAGTTTACAAACAATAACTTTCATACCGTCTACAATCTCTTGCGAATACTTGTCACCGTTCATACGTTTTAGTGTATTCCAGTTGATACTTGCTCGAACGTGTCCGGGCATGTTTGCTTTACCCTGCTTTTGCTCTAAACGCTGATAGTGTCCAATCTTGTTTGCACGTTTGGGCGAACCTTTCTCCCAACCTGGACGTTGTTCAAATTCTTTTCGGAATTCGGTTATGCGATCTAGGATTTGTTTTTGTGGTGTGTCTTGCAGTACCATAAGCAAAATCTCACTCAAGAACTCTTGCATAAACACAGGAGTATCCGAACGTCTCAAGTCTAAACCCATTGCTTTAACCTTGCCTGGCTTGCCATCTACGTCTGAACGGAAACCTTCGGTATCATATACAAGTGCTGCATAACGCTTCTTTGTAATGTATAATCCGCTTTCAGCAACAATCTCTCTACCTGCCGCAATAACATCTGAACGGCTCTTTGGACAATGGAATGCCTTGCCCATAAAGTCTATAAACGTACTATTTGCTTCGTCTGCAACTTGATCATACAGTGTAATTACATTGTCTTTTGTCCAAGGAATATTACCTGCATCAATTTGTTCCTTAAGAACGGGATATGCACTAAAGTATACAGAGTCTGTGTCACCATAGATAACACTTTTACCTACGTGATCATATTCACCGGTAATAACTTTGTTAACTTCAGCACTCATGTGCTTAACAATAGTACGACCAGTTAGTGTAGTCGACTGTCCTATCCTTTTGTCAAAAAATCTACAGCCAGGATTAAGAATGGCCCCGTAAAGAGAGTTAAGATTAATTTTCTTAACAAGTTGTCTTTTGTCCCAAAATGCAATTTCAGCATCATTGCCTGCGTCTTTTGCCTTTTTAAGCATTTTCTGTAAGTCTTTTCGTTCTGCATACCACCTCTTTAAAATACCTGGAATTACACCTTCAAACTCTGTAGTAAATATAGTACCATTAGATGAAAGCATCCATGGCATATGACTGTCAAATATGAGTTGATAAATCTCTGCACCCGATAGTACATCCGACCTACCATCCTCCCAATCAATCGTAAGTGCAACGTCTTTGCGCCGCTCCATAACTGCTTCGTATTCTTCTGTTGCAAATCTACCTTCCCAACTTCCTGCAAAAGATTTTTTCTTTAGATTCATATCTTCATGTACACGAGCTTCTGAAATCTCTGGCCGTATTTGACCTACGATAGTTTCTGGAGCCATATTTAATGCACGAATCACCGATGGATACAGGGAGTTTAAGTCCATTGATCCTATCCATTTATGTACACCCTTTTTGGGAAATGCAACATAAGCACCTGCTGCTTGTGTATTCTCATCATCACGCCTTGGTCTGTTAGGAACCTGTAGTCCTCTGTGATGTGCTTCATTAATAATTGCTTGTTCTGTAACAGCAACAGCACCCATTGTTGTTTGTAACAATACAGTATTTGCGTGAGCAAGTTCGTTTGACAAATCAATGAAGCGTAGTTTTTTATCTAGTTTGTCTAATAGTGCAACGTCTTGTCTGTTGTATTCGATAAATGTTTCAAAGTCGTTGTTGTACAGCTGATCAAGTGTACCTTCGTAAACAGTTTTGTTTTCGCCTACTTCTAACTCACCAATTGCATCCAATCGATATGTGTGACGCTCTTCATATGTGTATTTACGATACAATTCTAATGAGTCTAAATGCACACGACCTACAAAATCATATGTTTCTGATGTCTTTCCGAACTTCTCATATTCTCTTTTCTTGGGCATCTGTCCCCAAAGACAAAACCGTCTACAATCGTCGTTACTTAATACTCGTTTAATTCTATTTACAGTATACGGAACATCATAACCTTCTGAGTTCCAGCCGCTGTGGATATCAGCATCTTCTAACAAATCTAAGAAAGTTAGCAACATTTGACGTTCGCCGTTACCGTCTTTGTCATTTGTAAATAGAATTACATCATCGCCCCAGCGTTTTTTACACATATCAACAGCATCTTCGTGCTTCATTGTTTTAGGTGGCACTGCAAGAGTAATTAGTGCATCTAGCCATTGTAAGTGTACAGTAATAGCAGTGATTGGCATAAACGGATCTTCAACTGGAGCAAATCCACGCTCTGGGTCAAAGTCCGTCTCAATATCCCAAAACGCAATGTTTAGTTTAGGTGCGTCTTGATTGAGATAGTTCTCACTTAAACATTGGAAGATTGGATTGATATCGCTTTCAAAAAGATTCT